ATCAAACCAATCTTCTGACTCATCAACAATAAATTTACTTGCACCAGAAGTTAGCTTTTCCATTGTTTCAACAATATCCTTTAAGTTAGATTCTCTATATATAGATTTTCCATACTCACTAAATTTTGCTACTGCTTCTAAAAAGGTTTTCTTTTGTTCTGGAGCTAATTTTGATTCTTGTAATATTTTTGTAAGTTTCATCTATTTTCTCCTATCCACTGTATTGTGCATTTTTAAGTAATACATGTACGTCACAATTATTAGTATTTTGAACTTGTACTTTCATTATGCTTGCTTCAAATAATCCACTACCAGATCCAAATGCATTTCCTAAATGATCTGCTGTTATTGACGATGAATCTGAAAAGTATATAGTTGTTCCAGAATGAAAGCCTGCATCGTTTTCAAAAAATAATGCAGCTGCACCGTAATTAGATCCTGTAAATTCAAATTCTGTGTTTTTTGCAACCGTTCTTATGCCTCTCCATTTTCCAGGGTGGCCTAATCTTTTAAAGTCTGTGTAGTCTGCCATGTTAGTTCTCCATATCTGTTAGCATTTCAAGAATAATTGAGTTTACTTTACAGTATTTATCACATTGTTCCCATTCACTAACTTCGATTTTATTTATTGATTCGGTTATGGATGATGGTTTCATAAATGCTCCATGTGTTGATGGATTAGATACAAAATCCCAACATATTAGCTCAAAATCTTGGCCAACCTTAACAGTGTCTTCATTTACTTGTTCAACACTTCCTAAACCTCTACTACTAATACCAAGCTTTATACCTGCCTTTAATAGTTCTTTAAGTATTTTTCCTGCTGGTGTATCTAATATTTCTACTTTGCCGACAACATCATCACCTTGGAAGTATGCGTCTATAATATTATGAGATACGTTTGATAAGTTTACAACAGAACTTTCAGGATGATCTAATTCGCCTAAAGCTCTTTTTTCTGCGATTTGAACTTTTTTGTAGTTTGCTACTTCTCGCATTAAAATATCTTTAGGATATACTCTTCCGTTTTGGTTTTTTGAACCAGCTCGTTGTAATACGCCTTTTACAATAACTCTTCCATTATTTTTACTTTCCGCCTCTGCTATCATTTGTGGCGAAACGTCAAAAAGTGTATAATCTACCAGTAATTGTTTATTATAGCCCATTTATGAATACTCCATTATTTATTGTTATTATATGAATTGACAAAGGGGAATATAGCCATAAAGACTATATACCCATTCATCATATCATTACTTAATTAGTATAAACTTATTTCTAAGTATTATGCTATATCAAGGTTTGCACCATATTGGTTTACTGAACCTACAGTTGGACTTGCGCCTTTAGACTGTACTACACCAGAAACTAAAACTGAAGTTGCTGTTAAATAGTCAAATCTTACGAAAGATCCTGAAGAACCACCATTACTATTTGCTGTTCCAACTGCTGTTGAAAAAGAAACGTGTGATGCTAATGCTGGAGTTGCTCTCATACAAACTTGGTCAACCGTTTCTGAAACTATAGTTAAACTACCTGTTAAAGTAGATCCTGTTGCTCCATCTGGTCCAACTCTTACATTTACTGCGTTAACAGCTTGATATACATTATAGCTTAAGCCAATGTTTGCAGTTGATGCAGCTGGTAATTTAACAGTTAATTCGTTATTTCCAACTCCTGGTCCGTTAATAATTACTGTTCCTCCTGCAGTATCAGCAGATAAATCTGTATCAGCTGTTACTATTTGGAATCCACCTTGACCATTATGACATGAGTCAACTAGGTCTGCGAAATTTGCTTCTGTTGGGACGTCTCCAGCGTTGAAGTATCCCTTTAGTGTTGTTAATCCTTGTTTTGACATTTTCTTCTCTCCTTAAATTGTTAGCGGCCATGTCTAGGCCTAACAGTTAATGTGCTACAGTTCGTTTTAGTAGCAATACTAGTTGTATATAAATATACGGTTTTTATGAATAAATCTTAAATATTGGTCTAAATTGGTTTCTTCCAGTTCGACTTTCATCGTAAACTAATGTACCATCTTCACCTATGAAACGTTGAGCTGCAGAAGCTGCAAAACCTACTGCCATTGTTCCTGTTGCTCTTGGTGTAGCAAATGCAGATAAATCAATCTCAATTGCATCTTGTGTTGTTGTTCCTGCAGAAGCTCCAGCATTTGCCATATCTCCTGTTGCGTGTGATGGGTGATAAGCCATAGTTAAGTATTCATACTTAGCTTCCCAAAGCCACTGTTCTCTTTTAAACTTATTAACTGCTTTTGACATGTTTTCTGCAATTAACTTTTTGTTTTCTGGTTTGATGCTCCATGCTCTCCAGTCAAATGAATGATATCCCATTGTATTCTCTCCTTAAATTAAACGGCAGTCCAAGTGCCTTTTTTTCTATATAAATCAAAAAATATTTTAGCTACTTCTTTACGAATAGCTTTTCTAATCGCCTTTATTTCATCAGCAGTTAGTGCTTCTGTTATTTGTTTTTTCTTTTCCATTAGGATGCAAGTTCCCTTAGCTTCTGTGATACTTTAATTAATCTTTCAGCTATTTTTGTCATTCTAGGACCTGTTGATTTCCAATAAGAATCTCTACCAACTCCTGCTTCTTTTTTAAGTTTACTTGCTCTATTTATTATTCTGTTAATCTCAAAAAGTTTTCTATTTATTTCTTTGATTGCACCATTTACCTTTTGTTTTGGGTTTTTTGTATCATTAGCTTTAAAATCCTTGTAATTTAGACCGAACATTTCTGCTATAAATTCTGCATGTTTCATGTTTTCTCCCAATGGTTTATTTGGTTTATCTTTTGCTCCATAAAATACAGGCTTTTTTTTCTTTTTAGCTAATTTATATCCTGTACTTACTGTTGCGTTTTTCTTTCTTTTCTTTTTACTTTTTGTTGAACCGTCTCCAAAAGCGTAAGGAGTTTCATAATTGCCAGCATTTGCTGTGACACTTATTTCTTCCAATTCTTCTTCGTTAGTTATATTATTTTTTTCTTGCATTTTTAACTTCAACGACCAATTCAGACAGTCTTAACACGTTTAATATTTTCTTTTCGTCAATTCGTTTTTTATTGACAATAGAGTTTTTAATTTGTTTTGCTACTTCTTTTAACTTTATTCTTACAACATCATCTTTAACCTGTTTTAATTCTACAGCTAAAGACTTTAGGTGCTCTGCAACGACTAGTTGTAATTTAGATCTAAGGCTTTCAGTATTTGATATATTGTTAATATATTCTCTGAGTATAGAAGCTTGAGATTCACTAAGTTTACTATATTTACTATTAAACTTGTCAACCAATACCTTATATGCAAGTATTCTTAAATCTTTATCTTCTGCTCTAAATGCTTCAACAACTCTATCGACATGAGAAACGTCATTTATATTTTTACAAATACTTTCTACAATATTAGCTCTAGACTGAAGACTTAATTTAGGATTTGTAAATCCATCTGAGTTAGAAGATTCAAATAAAGTATATATAGAAGCGTTCTGCTTATATTTACTTATTTTTGCCTTAAAGAATTCCTCAATATTATAACTATTTTTAATTTCTTTAATTAAGTTATATTTTTCTCGTCTTAAATTAGAAGAACTTATTTTTGCTCTTTCCTTTAAAACCAAGTCTACAAACTTTTCAGCTCTATATTCAGTTTCCTGTTTTTCATTTACTAGTGTTTGGTACAGATATAGCTCTTTTTTAAGTGACGTAGATTTTCCAAAATACTCCTTAATTATACCAATTGCTGGTGATTTGTCTACTCCGTTTAAAGTATCGGTTGTTATTTGCCTAACCAATAATTCAAATAGAATTCCTGTATTTTTTACTTTCGAATGTTTAGCCATAGTTGCCCTTCTTCGTTGTTCTTTATCTCTTATATAAATATATAAGATTATGCCTTTGTGTCATCTTCATGCAATAAGTTATCCTCATCTAACATAGATTTCTCATTTAAGTTGATTTTTTTACCCAAATTCATAGTATTTAATACTTCTTTTGCACTAACCTTAATACTTCTATCTCTATTCTTAACGTCTCTAGATCTTGTTTCACTTCCTAATGGATCTCTACCTCTTGGAGCCCTTTGAGTGCCATAATCTACATCTTCTTCAGGCCTGCCAACATCAGAATCTGATTTTCCGGCTCTTGTTTTTCTAGTATCTCCTGAAGCAGAGAGTGTAGCTTTATTTTTTGCCTTAATTTTTTCAGATATTTCGTCTTCTTTCGCAGGGTCTTTACCTTCTTGTTCTATCATATCTTGTCTATATTTTTGAATAGTGTCTTCTACTACTTTTTCTCGTTCAAGTTCAACTTCATCACCACTCATTTTCCAAATATGTTCGTATATCCAATCTTCAGAAAGCATTTTATTTGACTTGATAGAATCAGCAAGTGCTACTTTTTTATCAAAAACATCTAATTTTTCTTGTTCTGCAATTGTAGATGGATTGGTCAAAGTTAAACTAAAATCTACAAGATCTTCGTTGTTATATCCTTGAGTATATAGGTGAACAATTGCAATTTTTGTTAATTCTGAAACAAATATACGCTGTAGTCTTTCAATTGTTCGGGCAAACCTAACATCTTCTGCAGCTAGTGTAGCTTTTCCTTCTACGTTTTCATCATATCCTAAGAATGCTTTTGGTACCCTTAATCCTGCCATCATTCTATTTCTTAAATATTCAATATCATCAACGCCTGTCCATTCAAGTCCACCAATATCTTCTATTGCAGTGTTTGAATTTCCTCCTCTAACTGGTAAATAAAAGTCTTCAATCATGTTTTGCAAATTAAACTTCATATTATAATCACCAGTGTTTTTGTCCATAAACGGAACTTTTTTCATCTTATTGATTACTTTTTGCATGTAAGTATCAACTTCTGCAGGAGGAATATTTCCTATATCTATTTTGAATGCTCGTTTTTGTGGAGCTCTCATAATTCTATGAATCATCATAGCATCTTCCATAAGAGTTAATTGTTTCCAAGTTTTTCTAGGTTGTTCTATCATAGATTTTCCATATGGTAAAAAGTTGGTATCTTGTAATAGTCTAAAGTGTGCTACTTCATAGTTTTCAAAGACCTTTTGGTTTTGTTTAGTTGCTCTACCATATGCTCCTGTTACTCCACCAAATGTGTCATCATATAAAAATTCTACAGATTCTGGTCTAGCTGGATCTACTCCTTCTTGCCTTGTTATTGCATAAGGAGATAATGGATTACAACCAGTAACACCTAATTTTTCAACAATATGTAATTGAAGATAAAAATCTCCATATTTTGCCATCATTCTAATCCATGGATATAAATTAAACTCTATATTTAATATATCATAAAATAAATTATGTAAAATATCTTCAATTTCTTTCTTACCACTTTTTATTGATAATACATCTCCAAATTCATTCTTTAATGAACATTCATCCGCATAAATATCTAATGCTGCTGATATTATTGAGTCGTTATCCATAGCTTCATAATCTTTAAACAACTCCTGTCTAAGTTGATTAAATCCTTGACTTGGGTCGTATACTGACGATCCTCCTGGAGTAGAATGAAGTCTATTGTACCTATCTATCAATACATTTGATTCCAAATTTCCAGATGATTGAGCTCTTGCTGGGTCAATTACTTTTAATTTTTTGTCTCCAACTTTTCTAACTACTGCCTGTGAGCCAATTAGTTTTTTTAATCTTCCAAATAATGTTTTGTCTGCCATTTTATTTCCCTATTTTATTAACCATGTCAAATCTTCTCCAGTGTCTGAACCATCATTAAACTTCCAATCCTTATGAATTTCATTCTGAGTATACAAACCGTCTGTTTTTACAATATGGTTAATTGCATTTTTACTTAATTGTATGCCATCGTTTCTAAGCTTTAAGGCAGTATCTCTTACCCATAAACCTATTGCCAATGACATTACTAAGTCATCGTTATATCCTCTCTGGGCTTCTGCTCTATGTCCTTTCCAAATAAAGACTGCGAGCTCGTCTAAAAGCCTGGTAGATCTAACAATAAACGTTTTCTCTCTAAAATAAATATCAAGTTTTGAAATTAAAAGTGGTCTGGTTTTACTAGATGTTGTAAAACCTGGAGTCATTTGACTTTTATCCTTTAAATCGTAACCTTTTTGTATTTGGGTGGTTGCATCTGTTATACCATCCTGTTTATATGTATAATATAAGTTTTTATATTCTCTATCTATTGCACTTTGAATTGAACCAAATCCTACACTTGCGTTTTCAATAACAAGTAGAGCTTCATTATATTCTGTTGCAACTGTTACTAACATATTTCCAAAATCCTTAGGTGTTAGTTGTCCTTTAAATTCTGCTACTTGGGTTAAGTTGTCAATGTCTATTACATGAAAAGATGAATAATCACTTCCATCTCCTCTTGCTACATCGGCTACTACCATATAATCTTTAGAATAATCTGGATATTCCCATACCCAATATTCTCCACCTTGTCCTCGTTTTTCAACAGGTGGTTGCATATATGTTTCTTTATACCATTGTACAGTTTGACCATCAATTACAGTATTACCAGATGAAACAAAATCACAATCACATTCTTGAGCTGCCATTTTTGCTCCTAGTAATTGTTCTTGTTCATCTCTCCAGTCTTGCTCTCTTTCAGGATGCATTTTCCAATGTAGTCTAATTGTATTGAACTTATTTCTACTTTCTTCAGCAGCTACCCATGTCTTATGAAAAAAGTTACCAGTTCCATTTGGAGTTGATAATATTATTGCCTTACCACCAGTTGCTAATGTTTGCTGTGCTGAAGCCCAAATTTCATCGATTTTGTCAATAAAGGCTGCTTCATCTATTATTAATAGTGATAGTGCTTCAGATCTACCAGCATCTCCAGAACTTGAAACTGCTTTTACTTGTGATCCATTTGAGAATCGCAAACTTAACTTATTATCTTCTGTTGTATTTCCTTTTAACCAGCTTGGTAAATAATTGTGCATTTCTCTAACCTTTGTTACAAGGTTTTTAGCTACTTCTTGCTTAGTTGCAATTACAAGTACATTTTTATCTTCTTGAAATAACATAAGCCATAGTGAATATCCTGCAGAAAGCGTTGATATACCTAATTGCCTAGATTTTAATATTATGTTATAATCAAAGTCTGCTAGGCTTTCTAAACTTTTTTCTTGAAATGGATAAAGATGGAATGGAATTCTACCCCGAGTAGGATGCTGAATCTGACAATACTTTTTCATAAAGTGTATCGGATCTTCAGCACATTTAAGATATTCCTTTCGGATTATTTGCTTAAGAGATTGTTTTTGTCTCATATATATAAATATATATTTATCTTTACAAAAACCTAGTTGGTACTTATTTCTTTCTTTTTTCTAGGCTTCTACCACCAAAATATGCACCGATAGTTGTCATTAAAACTAATTGCAATAGATCTGTCCATTTGTCTTGAACTGTGAAGTTTATTGTTCCGGCGTCAATAAATATCATTAGCACAGTACATACTACTAAAAATATAAGTACCATTGGTCTAACATTTTTGCTTAGCCATGAATCTGAATTCATATCTGCTTTCCATCTATCAGATATTTGCTTTTCCATCTCAATTTCGTAGTTTGCAACAATTTCTTTTATTTTTTGTTCTGCTGCTAATTTTTCTTCTTTTGACGTATGTAAGTTATCTATAACTCCACCTACACCCTTTACCAAATCAGCTGCTCCACCTGAAAATAAGTTTGTTAATATGCTCATAACGTTTCTCCTTTATTTAGTATTCGAATGGTGGTGTACTGTATTTCTTTTTGTCTATACCGTACCAGTTTCCTTTATCAAAGTAATAATACCACCCGTATCTTTCATCTACAACTACCCTAAATTTTTTAGGAAGTTTTACACGTTTTTTAGGGGCTCTTGCAATATATTTCAATACTGGAACTCCATCATCAAACGTTTTATTTGTTTTTTGTGCCTCTGCAGAACCACCACCAAATGCGTTATACACTTTACCGCCTATATCATCTGCTAATGTATCAGTTGCGCTTTCAGTTAGTTGAACTTCTTCAAACTGTATGTCTTTTTGTTCATCTATATCTAAAGTTTTAGGATATCCTTTTTCACCTTTTTTTGCAGGTCTTTCACCACGTTTTCTTTTTGCATGAATATTTGCCCATAGTCCTTCATCCATATCACCAATAGGTTCACTCTTGATAGCCGAGTTGAAGTCAGATTCAGCCTTCTGAACTACCTTATGCATTTTAATAATATCTTGTTTAAGTTTTTCTTTCTTTTTTACATCTTTTTCAGCGACGAAAGCTTTTCTTAATTGCTGCTGG